CAAAACATTACCTGCTGTGCTAGGTGCTACAAAACTAGGTGTTGATGTCCCGTTACCCAGAATGACGTTGTTAGCAGTCAATGTAGGAAGACCGGTACCGCCTTGGTCAACACCAAGAGTTCCAGTAGATACCAAGTTTTTACTTGCGTTTGTAAATACAGGCTTACTGGCTGTCAGCGAAGAGTCAATTAAATCATTGGCAGTCAACGTTGTGCCGTCAAAGGTCAGGTTAGCAGAACCACCAAATGAGCCAGAACTGTTGAACTGAACCTGTGTGTTAGAGCCACCAGCAGAACCACCGCCTACATTAACAAAGTCCGTACCGTTCCAAGCAATGATTGCCCGTGTACCAGCAGCTACCGTTACACCCGTTGTAGGAGTTGAAGGGCCACCACGAACTGTTACCGCAAAACCGCCTGTCGTATCGTTGATGACAACGTAGGTCTTACTCTGCTTAGGAGTATTAATAAAACGCAGTGCTGTTCTCGCGCCCGTACACAGAAGAACCGCATACTGGGAGCTATTGGCTGTTAGACCTGTAGTTATATCAGTACCTGTTGTAACAGCCAAATCAATGTCTGTGTCAACCGTAATTGTCTGTGTGCCAGCAACGGCAACGTCCACAATCTGGGAGATCGCGTTGTTAACCGTATTACCCCAACTACCGGATAGAGTTCCTTGTACTGGGAGGGTTAGTCCAATTAGCGATGTGTTTGCCATTTAATTCTCCTACTGAGTAGAAATTACTGTCCAACCGGGAGATTCCGTTGTATCAACAGCAGCCCAGCCCGGTGTTTGCGGATTGCTGATATTTTGCCAGTTTGCGACCTCTGTGTCATCTATAACTTCCCACAAATTTCTACCAAATTCTGTGGAAGTTATTGCCATTGTCTCAGTTCTATTTACGCCATACCCAGTTATTGCAGTTGGGCTGTCACTAATAGATGCAGATTCATTAAGGAATTCTGTATAAAACGTACCGACTGTAGTGCTGTCTAAAACCGACATTGACTCATTGATCGTCATAATCAAGGTGGCAAGAGCTACCTCGGCTACGCTAATAGACTCAGTAATGTCAGCTACAAACAAAGCTACAGCTTCTTCTACCGTGGCAATATTTGCATTTTCTGTAACAGATACAGGGAAGTTTGCAGTAGCTGACTCAGCAGAACTAATGGCCGCAGTATCTAATACGCTGGCTGTGTAAGCCGTTGCCGCCGCATTAGTGTCTGCAATAGAAGCACTTTCCGTAATGCTCTGAGCAAAAGTGGCAGCTACTTCTTGGACTTCTGTGTATTCCGCAGATTCTGTCCTAGATACAACAAAGGTTGCTAATACTGCTTGAGCTTCTGTATATGCCGCTGTCTCCGTAATAGAGACACCAAAACTGGCTGTTGCCGCCTCGAATGTGGTGATTGCTATAGTTTCTGTTACGGCTACCTCGAAGACATCCGAGCCACCCCAGTAGCCATCCCCCCAAGCAAGATCACCCCAGCCGGTTGCCATTTTAGGTTGCTGTCAATGTTGCAGTGTACGTTACCGCAATTGTGTCACCACTAACAACAGCCTTAGAACTAGAAAAATCACCCGCAGAGAACAAGGTTCCTGTTGTGTTGTCTTTAGTTGCGCTACCGCCAATGTTAATAAAGCAACCAGCTACAGTTCCAGTGCTTGTCATAGCAAAAGACACTGAAGAAGATGTAGCTTTACTGCCAGCAGAAGCTGCGCTAAAAGACGGCGTAGGACGGTTTCCAGTATATGCGGGAGCGTTAGTGCCACCCACCTCTAGCCAGCTTGCGTGAGAGGCTTGCGTATCAGCCGCAATTGCCGTTCCAGTACCCTTTAAACCCATCACTACAGCACCACCAGCGGTGTTACCAAAGGCAGTATCTAAAGTAAAGTTACGGCCTACGGTTGTGACAATATTTTCAATTTCATCAGTCCACTTAATAAAGCCATCAACGCTGTAGCACACAGCCGTGTAATGGCCTCCAATACCCATAGTATCGGAAGGCATTGTGTTGTATTTAGTAACCGCTTCCACTTTATCTGTAGCGGTGATTTTGTCCATAGTCATGGGAAGCTCCTTAATTGGAAGAACGAATCAATGCTGCTGTCGCTGTGTTAGCAGGCATTGTGATGGTGAAATTGGTAGATGTTTTGTCAGACCCAAAGTCCAACACAGCAATAGATGGTTTACCGACAACGGTATCGTTATAAATTAGTGCACAACGGGCCGTTACGGATGCGTTAAATACCACATCAGCAAAGTCTACGTAAGCTGTATATCCAGAAGAACTAATGGTTACGCCTGTCAGCGTTACGCCACCAAGGGTATAACCACCCCCACTAACTTCATTTACAGAAGAATACGCAGTAGTTGCTTCGTTTAAATCAGCATTGGCCGTGTACAGGGCGATCTTTAACGTATTGGTAGATAGGTTATGAACGCCTGTATATAGCTCTGTTTTAAAGCTAGTCGTTTGGGTTTGGACAATACTACTCATGATACTGCAACCCTAACCTGACCATCACGATAAGCATCCGCACGTTGCTTGCCATCACCCAAGTTCTTGAGGAGTGCAATAGCCTGAACGTACCGTTCTTGGTACAGTTTATACATGCCGTCTTCCGGTGCGCTCTTCATGTAAGTTCCAGCCTCAGACAAAGTGCCATACAGCAATGCTGAGTCAAAGTTATCACCCAACCACGTAGTCAAGGCAGTAACAATAGATTCTGGATAGTAGTAGTAATGCAGTTCGGCGTAATAGTTAGCATTCGGCGTAGGGCCAAGAATAAACGACAACTCATTGACGTTAGCTGACTGCGGGCCAAAGATTGCATAGTGCTTAGGCTCAGAAGCTACTGCACTTAATGGATAAGCTTCGCGGATAAAGTTCACATCTTTATTCAATAAATAAAGATAGTCACCTTGGAACACAACAGCACCGTTCACCGTACCGCTATTAGCAACAGTTAAAGTAACTGTCGTTCCGCTAATGCTACGAACAATGGCGTTAGTACCGATGTTTGTACCAGTGACTTGCTGTCCCGCCGCAATACCTGTTGCACTAGCCACAACAATGGTCTTTTGACCAGCAGTTCCGGTGGCCGTAGTAGTGTTATATGGGTATATGGCCAGACTGTATGTTGACAAAAAGTCTTCTGGACAAGCCAAGTACTTATTACCAGTTGCTAATACACCTGTCACGTTCTTACGCAAGTTAGCAATCTGCACCGTGTTATAGATGCGCTGCTCCGCCTGCTTAATCATTGTATTGATTGCAGTCGTGTCAAACGTGTTCTGCGTGTAGTCAACTACAGCAGCAACAAGTTGAGCGTAAGTCATTGGCATAAGTAACCTTTAGGCCATTGGGCCTCGTGACATAACACCTTTAGTCGCCGCGCCTGCACCACGCATCTTGATGCCAGTTGTTTTAGTTGCCGGCTGAGGACGACGATTAATGTTACCTACAGACATATTGACTGTATTGGCATCACTGTGGTCAGGGCCAGAACCGGGGTTGTCAGTAGCTTTAACAACTTTGCCAGTCATTGTGTGTGGTGTGGCATAGACCTTGGCATCGCCAACTTCTTTACCCATCATTTTTTTGCTAAATGTAGCCATGATTAACCTCGTTTCTGTGCGGCAATCTTTGCCAAGTTACGACCCATAGTCTTCATATCGGCATTGGTTTTACCCTTACCTTTGCCTTTTCCGCCGTGCATCATGGCAGCAACAGGGCCACTATCACCAAGGTTTTTACCCTCAGTCTTACCCTTTTTAGCAATGCCGTCGGCTGATTTTGTATATGCCATTTTAATCTCCTTAAGATACTGTAACTGTACCAACAAATGTCGTTGCCACCAAGTAGTTTGGTGTCAATCCTGCATCATTTAAACTGGCTCCACCTACTGGATTCCAGCCCCATTGAATGTTCCGCGAACCACCTGATAAATTACCAGCAGAATTAACGCCTGAAGTAACATACGTTGTGTCTTTACGTGGGTTACGCAAAGCTTGTGGATCGTCCACAGGAAACGTTCCTAACATCAACTGTGGCTGATCTGGATCCCAACATTCTGGACATACCAACAACTGATATTTACGCTGCTTAATGATCTCAGTCTTAAGCGCCTTCA